TCTGGGGTGCAATAAAAATCATTACCGGGCATGAAGTTGCCACCAGTAGGGAAACCACCAAATCGTAAATAGTTGTTATAGCTTTTGCAAGCCGTTGGGGTTTTGGCACAACCTTGAACAACCGTTAAAGTATCTCCAACTTGAATAATATATGGCATACCTGCAAAAAGTTTTATTTGATTTGCAGAATAGTTTAAAATAAAACCATCTAAATTATTATTAAGACCACTTGTAAAACTAGCCTTACCGTAGTTGAGCGCATTGTCGGGGATAGTACCATTTATTTTAAATGTGCTACTGTCTATCACCTCTGTCACCGTCACAGAATAAGTATATGGGGCTAAGTTTACTCCACAGTCTGAATCACCAAAACGATAAAGACAAACTGGAGATATTTTCTTGCTAGCTTTCCGGTTGAGGAGCGTTGATGCTTTTGATACAACCTCAAAAGTATAGTTAAAATCTGTTGCTGTAACTTCACCCACAATACCGCTTTGTAAAATAATTGAGTCTTCTATAGTATTGGGGAGGTCTGTAAAGTTAACTAAATATATACCTACATTGGCATCATTGTATTTTCCAGTTAATATATCACCATCTCGAATAGCATCAGAACTTAAAATAGACTCTATCTCAGAGTTGTTGGTAGATAAATCCCATTTTTGCTCAATATTAGTAGGATTTACTGCTTCTCTAGCTCGGTAGTTAACACCGTCTATAAATAGGTCTTTGTCATGTGTGGTAAATCCCAGCACTGTGCCATCTTGGCGAACAATACGAATACAACGAGCATAGCTTAATACTTCATTAGCTAAGTTCTTACTGGAGAGCAGGTTAACAGACCTGCTTAAAACAGGTGTGTTGGGTTTGGCATCTTCATCGCTAAGATAAACACTAATCTCTTTTTTAATATCGCTATAATCAACCCAGCAATATTTACTACCTCCTGTTAAATCAGAAAAATGCGTATATGTATGTTCTGATGGTGGATATACACCATTTATTCCTACACCCAGTAGATTTTTATTTGTTGCGGTTGTGCCTTGTTTACCTGTTATATCAATATTGACTATTAGCGAATTATCAATGCCTATATATCCTAGTGATGGTAACGGATACATCGGATCGGGCAACTCACTACGAATAGACATTGCCAAACCACTTGTGTAATAATCACGAGGTAATGAAGGATCAGCATCTATTTTGAATTTGAATTTGCACTCAAAACTCTTTAAGTCTTTATCACTTAAAGGATCTGGATAGTATGCAGATCCTTTTGTAAGGCTTCCACCAGGAGTTAATAAAACTTGATTAGTATTTACAAAAGCGGCATCTGTCCTTAGTTCCAGGTTAGATATATTAGCATCAGATCCAATAATAGGTATATTGTTAAATTTTGCATATTCAATTAGATGTTTAACAGAAATACCATTTCGAGCAAGATCAGAAGTGGCAACAAAACCCAAATAACCAGTATCATTTATTAATATGTGATCGGACTCTAAATTATCTACTGATTGGTCAAGTTTTTCAATGATTCCAACTTGACCAAATTCTAGAACAAAATCATCAACTTTAACAATGGGACTTATTTCTAACTCTTTATTGGCAAATCGTCCCATTTTTAGCTGATTTTCTAAATTGCGATATTTGAAATTTAATAAATTTCCTTTGGTTGCAATATACCAGGTTAGTAAATATTTAGCCTCTTTAGGTTGTACAATTACACCATTTAACTCAGTGAGAGTTTTTCCTAATTGTCGAACTTCTCTATGAACTGTATGGTTATATAGCTCTAACTCTTGGGTTTTAAATTCACTTGTTTCTGTTGTTTCTGGAATATGTTTTAAATTAAATTCTTCTGTTATTTCTGTAAAATCATTAGCACTTTCTACTAAGACTCGGTTTTTAATTTCTTCAACAATAGGTAAAGAGTCAAAAGAATAGTAGGAAGTTAGCTGCTTGTTAAAGGTTTTAGCTTTAGCATTTGATTCATCACTCTTAACCAATAACAATTTAGGTAGGGTGTCTCTATCAAATCTTACAGCCAGTTCAAACTCTCCAGACCAATTAACAGCCGTTTCACCATCTAACGGGGTACTAAAGGTTATAATCCCAGTAGAGCTATTAACAGTGAAGCCAGATGTTATCTCAGAGCCATCTACAAATACCTGTATGGTGCTTGTAATAGGTTTACTAATGGTTTTATAACCATTTACATTTCCAACGCTGTAGCACTTGATTAGCTGGTACTGAGTGAATGTGCTGTTAGGTGCTGTTATGCCTTGAGTAAAAACATTAGTATCATAATATTCAGGAATATGACTAGCCCAATAATCAGCCCAAAATTTAAACCTAAAACCTTCGTATTTTCCTTTACGAGCCTTGAAGAAGTTTAGGATATTATTTGCTTCAGACTCAGTAAGCACTATATTTGATAAATCAGCCCTTAATTGATACTCAGTAAGCTTGGGAATGCGTTGCTCTACTCCAGCACCATTTTCTAAAATAATGTTATCAAAAGCAATTGTTGCTTTGAACTCAGGAATAATAGTTAACGGTAAAGATTGTTCTACAAAAGGTTGGCTCATTTTATTTTAAAATATAGAGTTTTTATAAAATAAGAGGGGTTTTAATACCCTCTTATTACAGCTTGATCAATTAAGGTGCTAATCTGGCTTTTCCGTAGCGGTTGTCCTCATACCATTGTTGGAGAGTAGGAGCCACCTTTTTAAGCTCGTTGTGTACCATATAGGCAAGGATTTGGATCTCCAACTGGCTATCTTTCTTGGTTCGTTGGTCTAACCAGTGCCAATAAGCTTTTAAAGTACCGTGTATGGTGAAATCTTGGCGAAAATCGTACATCAATAAACCTCGTGCCATTTCATAGGGATAAATATCATCATAATCATCAACCATCGTTTTTAAAGCGTATTTATTAATGTTTTGATAGGCTTCATCTAAATCAAAACACCTATTAGCTTCTGTATATTCAAGCTTCCCAGATTGACGATCATGATATGTCCCAGGAGGGCGCAGATAAAAAACTTTTTCTACATCTTGAGAACTATAAACACTCCCAAACCTCGCTCCAGTGTAGCGATTAGACTGAACGAGGAAAGCTGAATCCCTATGTCTAGTAATTTGAGCTACAACACTATGAGGAAACCCAAAACATCGCATTGTAACTGAAGCAAAATTAAGAACAGACCAATGCTCTACTTTAAGCTGATGCTTAATTACGGCTTCTCCAGCATTATCTGGCGGTTGGCTCTCTCTAGCATCTTCACTTACGCAAATATGCTGTCCTTGCCAGATAGCCTTTTCTATGTTCTGTGAGGTTCCATAGGGGCAGATCTCAGCGCGGAAATATGGATCATTGATTAGGTTATTCATTGTTTCCTCCGTTTAAATTAATCTTTAAGTTTACATCTCGGTTTCATATTTGGATGTTTTTAAAGCTGGATTTGATCCCCATGTCTATCCAAAAAGTCTGGTAAATCTTTTAAGGACACTTCTATCTCTTCCCCAGTCTTTAGGTGAACCAATCCAGAAATATTACCCTGTGCCTCTCTTGTAGCGATGAAATCTTCACCATAGATATCATCCTTAATTAGGTTATTCATTATTTCTCCACTGTGATTTTATAGGTTAATAGCGATAAGTCATCCACACTACACTCGGTTTCAATGTGTGCAACCCTCACATAGCTATATTCCCTGCATAAATCTAAAATAAGATTATCTATTTTTTCATCAATGTTCTCCGCTTCATAGCATTTGACTATAGCTATAGTCCTATCCTGTTCATGAAATTCTTTGTTACTAATAGCATGTAAATACTTTAAAACATCAATTTTTAGTTTTTCAGATTTACCAACAACAAAAGGCATTTTGGGCATATTTATAACTTAATTAAACTGATTATATTATAACAAAAAAAAGAGGGCTAATACCCGCTTTAACGTTTATATTTTACTGATTTAATTAGCTCTTACTCATCAGTTGATAGCAGAGCTTTTAGTCTTGCAGCTAAATAAGACATTACAAAATGATCCATTGTACCATTCACATTCTCTTCATCATAATTTTCTGGATCTCCGTTCCATTCATACATAGCTTTGAGTAGCTTCTTACGTTCTTCTAGTGATAGAAATCTAAGATCGAAATCATTAGCACCATGTTGTCCATAATGATCAGAGGTTTGCTCCAATATCATAGAAGCTAGTAGTATCTCAGTCTTGCTTAATCCTTTCACAATTTCACCTTAAAATTTATAATCTACATTACTGCTCTGGAGTAACCCGCGTTCGTTTCAAAAGAAGCGAAATAATCAGCATAGAAAGCCACATCATTTAAACTTTTCGCATTACCTGTTTCCAATAGTTCAAAACAAGAATCCCACAAGCTTGACATTTTCCAATCATAACCAGGAGTTAGATTCTCTGGCACATTCACCCCTTCAAAAACCCAATCTAAGGTGTCTAGCGTTAGCTTCAGGAGGTCTTTAGGTGTGGAAGATACATCATACCCTAATGCCTTTAAAACGCTCCTGTTGGTCTTTACGTGCCTTTGCTCGTCTGCTGCGATAGAGCTTGCTGCATCAGCCACCACTTCACCACCAAATACTCGCCAGAACCCCAGAGAAAGCATAAAAACTCCCGTCTCCAATACCGCCACAGGAAACAACGGGTGGTGTTTTTCACTGTTTTCCTTCCAAAGTTCACCTAGCTGTTGAGCCATTGCTAGGTCTTCAGGAGTGCTATAAATATCACATAAAGCGTCAATTCCTCGCTGGTGGAACTTCTCATCTTTGATATTAGATTGTAAAAGGGGCTTGATAATAGGATGGTCTGGTAGCTGTTCTTTATTGTTTAGCGCTTGACCCACGAAGTATCCAGCGCCATCGTCTTCTAAATATTTATTAACTGCAAAAGAGCGCGATAAGACTTGTTCAACTCCCCAGTCTGCTTCAACTGGTTTATCTAAATCTGCATAAAGGCAAGGTGAGGTATAATTAATATCTTTAGGTAGCCAGAAGTTAGGTTTTAATTTACCATCAACTGGTGTACAACGCTTAACATATAAATCAACTAAAGTAGCCATGTTTCAATTTTTCCTTATTTTGTGATAAAAAAGCCCCACTTAAGAGGCTTTTTCGTTCTTATTTTTTGTTAGTTATTCAGCACAGACAAGGCATTCATCAGTCCTTGACATTTCTCCCAATTCACAAACCGCACTATCTTTTTTCAGATAGGATTGATCGAATCGAGAAGACTCCGAGTAGTATTTGGATTCTAGAGGCGAGTCAATAAACTTCCTTAACCAGTTTGGAGTGATAGGCTCAAACGAGTCAAAGCTCATGTATCCGTGTGAGCGCCCTACCGAGTCAACAAACTTCTTCCACTCACAAGCAAACTCAAAATTAAGCTCTGCCCCCACTTCTGATGCAATCTCAATGTCTGGATTGTGGATATAAACTTTTTGTTGCTCGTGATCACTCACTCGTCTTTGCTTGCGTTCAAAGGGTGGAAAGATAGAACGAGTAGTTGTGTAGCCTTGAGCATCCTTACAGTCGGTGAAGTGGCGCTGTGAAGGTTCTGCTGGTGTGTGAATGCGCTCTAAAGGATCTAATCCCTCATTGTCACAAATACTATCTGCAATATATGAGGATCGCAGATAAGCCTTAGCGAAGTATTCTACAAGCTTCATCGCTTTAGGGTTAATCATAATTTTGGGATAACTCTCGTTGTTGAAACGATGCAAAGCGTCTGTAAATTCTTTGTAAGTAATGCCCAGGTTAGCCAACAAGCTAGCCATACCCATAATATCGAGAGCCACTTGCCTGTCTTCTTTAAGACTGGGTAAGTGGGTGAGTTCCTCAGCAGTGAAGCGATCGCGCCAGAGCAAATATAGGTTTAAAATATCGACAGTTCCCTCTTCAAGAGCACCAAGTAGATCCTCTGGTTTTTGAATCATTCCTAAATTGATGCGCCAAATCAAACAAATCCCGTCCTTTGGAATTGCTAAACCTTGGCAAACATTACTGTATAGATCTGGTCTGTCGGGTTTAATCTTTTCCAAAAATGTTGATTCTTGTTCTGCTGAATCTGCGATTTTTTGAAGTAAATCTTCAGAACAATCTAACAGTCCTTTATCTAGACGGATTGATTTCTTATGTCCTCCTGGAACCTTCCAATTAGGAAAGCTCAGATAATCATAAATTGCAGGCGAACGATAATCGAGCGAGGTACAAACAATACCTCGCTTAAATCCACCACGGCGCAGAGTCTCGTTGAGCGTACCCAACAACACTAAAAGAGTGCCAATCTTACCATCTTCTAAATGCCTCGCAATAGCCTCATAAATTGACAGGAAGCTAGTTTCCCCTTTCCGTCCTTGTCCTAGCGCTCCTGAGGCTTCTAGCCCCTTGCTGTTGAGTGTTCCTGCTGGTCGTAACTTTGTGAGATCAACAACAACACGGGGATGATAGCTAAAAAGGGTTGATACTCCTACTTGCTGAATAAAATCTTCCCAACTCCTGCGAATACCATAATTGCCACCCATTGAATCTTCAGGAATAATGATAGTATCATCCTCTGTTGGTTCCACATAGAGTTTACGTTGTTTATCCGTCATCCTTTTATAATCTGGATGATTTTGATCTAAGTAAAACCCCCAATTTACTTTAATTGGCTTAAACTCTTGAAACTTGTCCAAATTAACCTTTACTCCAGCACCACCACATAAATCCTTGCTAACGATATTTAGCAACCCAGATAAGTCATTATCATAAACCCTTAACACGCAAGAGTGTGGCATTGTTTTGCGCTTCGGTTCTTGCAAAAAAGTTCTTACTCGTCCTGGGGCTGTACTTACCCCTTTAATCAAATCTCGTTCCATAATTGTTTATAACCTTGTATTCTAGTTTGATTTGTTAAGCCCAGTAGATCCGAACCCGCCAGCATCACGATTGGTTTTATCCAATCTTCCTACTTCATCAAAAGCAGCTTGAAAGACTGGCATAATAACCATCTGAGCTACTTTCTGCCCTTTCTCAATAGTGGTGGGTTGTTCAGAGAAGTTAGCCAAAATAACACAAATCTCGCCTCTGTAACCTGCGTCAATTGTTCCTGGAGAATTCAATACAAACAACCCTTGTTTCAGAGCTAACCCGCTCTTACTCCTCACTTGAGTTTCAAATCCAATAGGGATAGCAATCTTAATTCCAGTTTTGATTAACTTGTGTTTTCCTGGTGGAATAATAACATCTTCAACTGAAAACAAATCACATCCAGAATCATCATCGTGAGCATATTCTGGAATAATTGCGTCTTTAGAAATTCGCATTATCTCTACATGAATTTTCATTTTTTCATTGTTTTTGTTTTCTTTTTTATATTTTACCTCATTTTTTATAGTTTTTACTATAAATTATAAATTCCCAGTAA